ATTTTCCGTTCGAACTTGCTTCCGAAACGGTGCTTGATACTTCCGGAATAGTTTCTGTAGTTCCGACAGTAACTACGCAAACACCGTCAAGGTATTCTGCCCACAGTTTCATCCCCATAATGGCGTATGTTTCGCCTGTGGCGTTTGTATAGTTGCCGCCTGCGTGGAATCCAATCAGATTTGTTTCGCCAGATGTTGTGTAATCCAAGCCAAGCTTTTTAAAATCACTATCGCCGGGATCGATATAATACAAGTCGATATTTTCTACAGGTGTTGCAATAACAGTTTTTGCCGGAATGTAGGCGTCAGGGAGGAGGAACAGTGTAGAGAAACCAAAGAAGTCTTTGATATACTGCAATCCAAACATTGTCTGCACAGTAATCTCTTTATCACCTAACCAGTCGTAAAAATCCATTACATTTGCAAATCCTACGACTTCGGTTACATTTCTGTTCATGCCTGCGAATTTGTTGAGTACAGCACCTTTTGCGATTGCAAGTGCTTTCTGCCATTTCTTCTGCGTTCCCTTTAATGTTCCTGTTTTTAAAAACGTGTAAAAATCCTTTAAAACCTTGTTCTGCAGTTCAACCATAAAGGCATCATCTGTCTTTTCGATCGCGACTGTTGCGCCCCATTTTGCCACAGATTCAAGGGATAAAGATTTGGCGTATTTTTCCACGGCAATATCTTCCCTTTTACTTTCTACAACCTTAAACTGTGTAAAAGGGATTGCTTCTCCCTCGCCCACACTTGCGCCGCCCTGTAAGGCCTCATCTTTCATCTGTGCTTCGTAGGTTACTAAGCTAG